GCTGCTAGTTGGACATTAAATGAAACAACTTGTTTGTGGGAGCCACCAGTGGCAGAGCCAACGATTCTAACAGATGAAAGTGGTAACGTATATCTGCTTGATTGGGATGATACTAATCAAAGATGGTTATCTTCTATAGGCAGTAACGAATACTTATGGGATTCAACAAATTTACAGTGGGTTGCTTTATAACCTTTTTATGAAACAAACAACTCATTTAAATTCACAAAAAATTATATCAGGTTTTATTCCGAAACAGCTTAGTTTTGATTATAGACTGGTAGAAAACCACTTAGAAAATTTTTATAAATTACACTCATTAAAAGGTAATAAAGATAGTTTTTTTGACTTAGAATTTAATAATTACATAAATTATTTTAATCATTATGTTGATAACGGCTTATTGAGCTATTACGATATGTTTGTATTTCCTATCAAGTGTCAAGGATATAAACATTCAAAAAGAGATGATGATTACTATACATTCGAAACAGAAGACATAGACAACTGCCCAGAGCTTACAGTCATACTACCTATAAATAAACTCATAACTGTAAATTTTAAATATCATCATGGTAGACTTAAAAATTTAAAAGGCAAAATACAAATACCTGTAAAACATTACATGATAATAAACTCTGACGTTGAGATAAAAATAGAATCTGAAGAGGAGAATATGTGTTTAATTTCACATTTTCAATTTGACCGTAAATAGGGATGAACCTAGAAAACTATTATTATTTTTTTCCTGAAGCTATACCAAGCATTGTTTGTGATCACATCATTAAATATGGCGAGCAACAAGATCAACAGATAGGTATAACAGGATCTACACAAGACAAAGTTTTAAACAACAAAACAAAAAAAGAATTATTTAAACAAAGAAACTCCTCTATTGTATTTATGACAGACCCTTGGATATATAATCATATCGTGCCTTACATTAATGAGGCTAACTCTGCCGCCGGTTGGATGTTTAAAATAGATAAACCAGAAAGTTTACAATGGACAAAATATTCTAAGTCACAACATTACGAATGGCATATGGATTCACATTTTAAACCATATCAAAACAATGAATATCATGGACTAACTAGAAAATTATCAATGACTCTTACCTTAAATGATGGTGATGAATATGAAGGAGGTGACCTACAATTTAATAGAAACAGTCCAAATGATAAAGAGTTACTGCAAAACAAACATGCAAGAAAAAAGGGAACGATAACTGTGTTTCCATCTTTTGTGTATCATAGAGTTACACCTGTAAAAAAAGGTACACGATATTCTTTAGTTGCATGGGTTTTAGGTAAGCCGTTTGTATAAGGAGAACACATGAATAAAAAAGTAGAAAAAATAATACAAGGGACTATAGATCATTTTAAGAATCAAAATTATATAATTATTAATGATGCTATACCTTATGAATTAGCAAGTTTTTTAAATGCATACTTTCTTAATAAAAGAAACGTAGCTAATCATCTTTTTAAAACAAAACTTATTTCACCCTTTGAAGAAACATGGGGTCATTGGAATGATCTGCAAATACCAAAAACATATTCGCATTATGGTGATGTAGCAATGGACACATTATTAGAGCGTGTATTACCAATCATGACAAAATTTACAGGTCTAGACTTAGTGCCAACATATTCATACGCTAGAATATACAAATTTGGTGATGAACTTAAAAGACATAAAGATAGAGAGTCTTGTGAAATATCATGCACAGTCAATTTAGGTGGAGACATTTGGCCAATATATTTAGACCCAACAACGCAAGAGGGTAATAAAGGTGTTGAGGTAAACTTAAAGGCGGGTGATATGTTAATTTATAAGGGCTGTAAGTTAGAACATTGGCGAAAACCTTTTGAAGGTAATTCCTGCACTCAGGTGTTTCTACATTACAACGATACTAATGGTAATTTTTCAGAGGATAACATTTACGATACTAGACCCTTTTTAGGATTACCCGCATACACAAAGAGATAATATGTTAAAACCAGAAGAGCTAAGAGAAAAAAAATTTAAAATATTTTTAGGCATGCCAATGTATGGTGGGTTACTGTCTGAGGCAACAATGCATGGCTTATTACAGTTACAACAATGGTCATATGAAAGAGGTATAGGATTTAGATTTCAGTCCATGGGTAATGAGAGTCTTATAACAAGAGCACGTAATACAATTGTTTCAATGATGATGGATCAACAAGACTATGTAGCAACGCATTTGTTATTTATTGATGCAGATATTGGTTTCTCTGCACAAAACGTTGAAAGATTAATTTGTTCTGAAAAAGATGTTGCTTGCGGTGTATATCCAAGAAAACATATTTATTTAGAAAAAATTAAAAAAATTTTAGAAGAAACGCCAGATGCTACACCAGATGAAATAGAAGCAAGAGCCTTAGGTTATAATATTAATTTTGACAATCCTAATGACCTTAGAGGTGAAAATGGTTTTTTTAAAGTAAATGAGGCAGCCACAGGTATGATGCTAGTAAAACGTGAGGTTTTTAGAACCATGTTTAAAAAGTTTCCTGAAAGAAAATATGAAACAGACCAAATAGTCAATGGTACACACTATAGATCTGACAACTGTTACGATCTATTCGCAGTGGGTCCCTATGAAACATTAGGTCAAAAAAGATATTTATCTGAGGATTATTACTTCTCAAGGTTATGGACTGAACATTGTGGTGGTGAGATATGGGCAGACTTAGCTATGCCACTAACTCATTTTGGTAATCGTCCGTATAAAGGTCATGTTGGAGCGTTAGTAGCACCTAAAAAAAATGATAAAGACTAGGATCATACAAAATAGATATAGTGATTTAAATAGTGTCTTTGTTTACGAAAACTTTTTAGATAATAAATATCTAAAAAAATTACAACAAAAGACTTTCGAAATAACAAAAAAAGACATTATGAAAAAGTCTACTAATGTTAAAGCAACAATGACTAATTGGAAAGATGTGTTACAACATAAAGAATATCAAGAACTGACTACTAAAATAGTGCAAATACTTGATATAACCATACAACTTAGGAGTCCTTCATGTGATAATTTTGAGTACCACATAGATGACTTTTGGGCTATGAGACATAACAGAGGAGATCATAGTAATCTGCACATACATTTACCATCTATATTTTCCGGTGTTTTTTATGTAGACGTACCAGGCGATACATTATTAAAATTTAATAATTTTGATCATAGTGAATTGATTAAAACAAACACTTTGTATCTATTCGCAAGCTCAATACAACATGAAGTTTTTAGGCAACAGTATGATGAGCCAAGATTGTCATTAGCATTTAATATTTCTATGAAAAAATTATGAAGCCTCCTAAAAATTTTATAGGACAATGGTACATAGAAAAATCAATATGTGATGACATTGTTACATATTTTAATCAAAATAAAAAATTTACAAACGTGGGCGTTGGAGCTGAAAAAGATCTTAAGCCATTTGTAGATAAATCTATAAAAGATAGTTTAGATCTTAAAGTAGGTGCCCATAATCATGATGTTTGTTTTAAAAATTATAGAAAATCTTTACAGGCATGTTTGAAAGAATATTTAGAAATGTTCGAATATGCAAATAATATAAACAAGTTTGATATTTATGAAGATTTTCAAATACAAAAATATCCTGTAGCAGGTGGTTTTAAAAAGTGGCACTTCGAAAATACAGGCACAGAAAATAATATTTTTAGGCATTTGGTGTTTATGACTTATCTTAATGATGTGAAAGATGGAGGCACAGAGTTCTTATATCAAAATCTAAAAACAAAGGCAGAAAAGGGTTTAACATTAATTTGGCCCTCAGCTTGGACACACACTCACAAAGGCATAATAAGTCCTACTAAAGAAAAGTATATAATTACTGGTTGGTATGCATTTGAGTCAGTATTTAGAGCTTTAGTGCAAGGCAAAAACCTTTAGACTAAATATATTTTAGGATATATATTACGGTTATGCCCCTAGTAAATTTTAGACCAGCACCAGGTATAAACAAAGAAGTTACCGACTATACAGGACAAGGTAAATGGACTGATGGTGATATGGTGCGTTTTTTTCAAGGATCAGCACAAAAAATTAAAGGTTGGGAGAAGTTTATTAGTACAACTTTGGTTGGAGCAGCTAGAGATATGCATGCTTATGTGGCTCTAGATGGTACAAGATATAACGCCATAGGCACTGATAGAAAGTTATATATTATAGAAGAAGGTAATGCTTTTGATATAACCCCTATTAGAGAGACACAGGCACTTACCGATCCCTTTACTACTAATGCTACAACATCTGTGGTTGTCACAGATACTGGTCATGGTGCACAAAAGGGAGACTTCGTAACCTTTGACTCATTTTCTGCAATTGACGGTCTAGATATGAATAAAGAGTTCGAAATTACCTCTGTGCCAAATAATAACGCTTATGTGGTCACTACAACGGCAGCAGCCTCTGGTTCTACATCAGGAGGAGGTGGCTCAGGTAATGCTAAGTATCAGATATCTATAGGACCTGAGTTTTCTGTACCCGCTTTTGGTTGGGGCACAGATGCATGGAACGTGTCGACATGGGGAACACCCAGATCTACATCTAATGTTACCCTAGAGGCAAGACAATGGTCATTAGATAACTTTGGAGAAAACTTAATAGCCACTGTTCTCAATGGAGGTGCTTTTGAATGGAAGCCATCTTTAGGTGTATCAACTAGAGCAACCGCTATCACTAATGCACCTACCGCATCTAGACTAAGTTTAGTATCTACACCTGACAGGCACTTAGTATTCTTTGGTACAGAGAAAACAATAGGCACTACAAGTTCGCAAGATGACCTGTTATTAAGATTCTCTAGTCAGGAAGATATAAACACGTATCAACCGACTGCAGAAAATACAGCAGGTTCGTTGCGTATAGCTGACGGCTCACGGATCGTGGCCGCA